TAAGATAATTGTCTTCTTTTTTAAGAACTACTTTATTAATACCTTGAGGATTAGCATCACTCCAAAAGTTATCTACTTTTTTATAAACACTAAGGTCTACTCCAAAATAATCTTCAAAGAAAGCTTTCTCTGCATTAGTTAGTACATTAACAAAAGTACCTGATTGAAGTTTAGGTACTACAAAGGTATTAACTGCATCTCTAGCCATTCCACCATATAGTATATGTCTTTTATCAGTAACCATATGGCTTTGTCTTGGAATATACCTTACTTTAATTCTCTCATCTCTTAAGCAATTAATCAATTGCTCATCTTCTTTAACTTCTACTCTTTTATTTGCCATAATATTTAAAATAAAAAAGAGGAAAGGAAGTTAATCCTTCCCTCTTTAAGTTAATATGATTAACCTTGCAATACTGCAGGGATAATAGACATTGTTCTAGTGGGGTCTAATACTACTACACCAAATGTTGTCATTTTGTGGATTGTAGAAGCATCTTCATCATTAGAAGCATATTCAACATTAGCTTTACCAGTCCAGGGGTCTCTAATACCAGGTTGAATACTTCTAGTTTCATCCTGACCTTTAATCTTAGTCTTGTAGATATTAGGTTGACTAGAAGAACCTAAGTCAAGAATATCATATCTATAAGAACTAGCTGGACCACCGAGAGCATGGTTAATCTTATTATTTACAGGGTCATCATAGAATCTATCAATTTCTACTTTGAGTTTAATACCACTGGGAGTAATCCACTCTGAGAATTGATAACCTGCAGATAATGAAGTAGGATGCCAACCTTGAGTCTTAGATACTACACCAAGATTATCACCATTCAATGTAAGATTAGTCCAACCACTAACTACATCACCAACAGCTTTACTAAATTGTTCTGCACCCTTCATACCTGTTCTAAGGACAATAGTTGCATTCTCCATATCATCTCTATTATAACATAAGTCATAAATAGCATTTTCAATCATTTTAAGACTGAAATCATTATAATATGAAGTATTAGCTACTTCCATTTGAGCATAAAGACCATCACCCATTCTAATAGCTTCACCTGACTTACCAAAGTTCAAGTATTCACCATTAGCATTTTGGTTTGAGGTACCCCAAGCAAGTGCAATATTTTTATAATCACTCCATTGTTTTTCAAGTACATAGTCTTCATTATGCATCCACATAGTAGAAGTAGTATGCTTAGTGCCATCAGCAGATTCCATAGGAACACCTACTGCTACTTTAGCATTTAACAATGCACCAGATACTTTATGTTTAATTCTAAGGGTAGTCCATTCATTACTCATAGAAACAGGAGTATTCATTCGAACTCCACCGACACCTCTACTCAGTTCCCTTTCCACGGGAGCAAAGCCAACAGAAAATCTTTCACCTGAGAGCAATCTTTCTGAAGGAATACCAATAGTATTACCCCCCATAATTTCGGCTCTATAGATATATCTAGTGCCTTCTACAATAGCATCACCTAAAATTCTAATAGGATATACTTGATTAAGGTTACCAAAGATTACTTCACCATCAAAGAATGCATGTTCACCAAATACCAAATAAAAAGGTTCAGTACCAGAACCTACATTATCTGAACCACTTACTACAGTGGAACCATCAAATCTTCTTGCTTCAAGAAGGGGAATATTTCTTCTTGTAGAACCTACTACATCCCAATAGTATCTATCATCACTTTCAAACTCTTTTGTAGGAATTTTAGAAAGTAAAGCATCAAGATTGGCACCCCTTTTAGCAGCAAATAATTCAACCATTAAATCAGTTACCTTTTGAGGCATTTGTCTGAATACTGGATTTGAATAAATGTGATTCTTTTTGCTTATAGTAGGTGCCCAACTCTGAAAGTTTACAGTCTAAAACTTATTAAGTTGTCCTGCCATAAATATTTATATTTAAAAAATTAAACGCTCAATTTCCAACCTTTAAATAGAGGTTCTTCTTCACTAACTCCACTAGCATAATGAAGATTAGCATTTGAAATACTATTACCTCTACTTAAAACATTTTCAAGGTCTTTTACTTTAGACCTTGTTTCTTTTTTTACTCTATCTTTTACTAGTTTATCAATATTCTTAAATCCATCAGTAAGTACAAAAAGCATACCAACATTTTTAAGAAATTCTGTATGATTTTCTGACTCATACTTCTGAATAGCTGTTAATCTTTGTCCAGTTTCAGGGTCAGTATATACAGGCTTAGAAATACTATCATAAATCTTTTGTCTTGTTGATTTATCAATTGTGATTTCACCAAAAGCTTTATCATTATCCATGATAGATTTCTTAAGAGTTTCTGCCTGTTTCTTTAATTGATTTTGATTTTCTTGTTCTTGTTGTTTAGCTTCTTTAATAAGATTATCATATTGCTCTTTAAAGTAGCTTATATTTTCATTAAGGGCTTCTTTAGCATCATCAATATCAGAACCATCTTTAATAGAACGTTCTACCATTTTTAATGCTTTCTCTTGGGAAAATCCTCTATTAATATAATCTTGATATATTAAGTTTTTCCTAAGAGTTTCACCTTGTTCACTTTCATCAGTAAGAGTATCTTCACTAAGACTATTTAAATAGCTAATATATTTCTCATACTTTTGAATAGCTGTAGGTTCAATACCTAATTCAAGAGCTTCATTAACTCTCTTTTGTTTTTCATCAAGTTGGTTATTAATATAGGTATTAATTGCTTCTGAAAAATCATCAGCAGTTTTAATGTTTGCAAGAACATCTTCATCAAGGTTTTGTAGGATACCATCTTCTGCAAGAGCATTGGCAATGGAAGAGTAGAAGTTTGGAGAAGTTTCACTTTTAGAAGTGGTATCCTCATCACCTTTATTATCTTCTTCACTACCTACGCTCTCTGACTGAGTAAATAAATCATCTACACTAATCTCAGTAGTTGGTTCTTCTATATTTTGCTTAGTAAGCTTTATATCTTTTTTATCTTCTTCTTTTTCAGTTTCTTCAGGTTTAGTTTCCTGATTATCACCAAATAAGGCATCTACCTATTGGTCTGATAAAATGTTGTCAAATGACAATCCTTCTAATTCCATATAACTCTCCTCCTTTTAATTTAATTTTATCAGTACAAAGTTAAGTTAAAGATTTTAACTCCACAATACTATTACAAAATTACTTATACTAGTATAAATTTTTTTGTAATACTTGGGACATAATAAAAGGGTAACATAAGTCACCCTTTTAAATTAATGGAAGTATTTATATACCTTATTATCAGCATAATCCTCATCTTTAAACCAAAATATAATAGCAGATTGAATTATCTATTCATCAATATCAGTACCAAACCATTGTTTAAATAGTACTGCATAATCATGGAATTGAGCATTAATAGCTACATAAACATCTTCTGTACTAGATAAAGAATAATACTCCTTTACCTATCTAGCTTTATCCATACAATATTTCTCTCCTATATATTTTCTACCATTATGGCAGTGATACATATTAGCTACTATTTCTTTAGCTTCAGACTCTGTAAAATGATGTTCATCACTAAGGTTAACTACTTCCATACCTGATGTAAAATGGTCTATAGCCATATCTTTAATAGCTTTATTAACTTCTTGTTCAAGACCATTTTTCTTTAAGTATTCTATAAGCATTAATTCTGTCATAGTTCTTTAGTAAGTGCTTCTTTAAGTTTATTTATATCCTATATATCAAACACTATGCTTTTATTTACAATAGGTAATTGTAATTTAATTAATCCATCACCTACCTAAATATCACCAATAAACCCTGTATTAAAAGTAAATGGTTTTGAATTAATAATGTTATCAGCCATTTCTGTAATTATATTGTCTATATCTATTTTACCATCTTCAGATATAAGGTCTAACATCTTGTTAACTTTAGTAAAGTTTTTATTTAGTATTCTTGTTATAATAGGCTTAGCAAAATTAATTATAGGATTATTAGTTGCAAGAGTGTTAATCTAATCTATAAGATATTCTTTTAATCTAGTATCAAGTTGTTCAATTGTAATCATTGTACATTAGTTTTTAAAAATTCATCATAAGTAGTTTCAGGATGTTCTTTAGTATATTCTTTAAACTTTAAGAACTATTCCATTTCTTTATTAGTATCATTAATTATTTTAGCCTTTAATTTCTTTACAATTTTTAGCTAATTAGTTAATAACTCCTTACCTCTTTCAGTATTTTCAATTCTACCTTTTACTAGATTAAGAAGTTCATTCTATACAATTGATTGAAGTTCATTATAATTATCTGTATAATCCTAATTATTAAATAATCTTGATTTTTGTTCTGTGGTCATTGGCTAAACTTCATTATCAATTTCATCCCATATATATTTTACAGTACTCTATTTAGCAGCTTTTAATTGTTCAAGTTTAGCTTTATACATCTACATTTGAGTATCTATATTATCAATAGTAGACATCATAGGGTCTGTATTTCCTAATATTACTTGATTTATTGGATACATAGTAATTAAAGTTTAATAAGGGAGTATTGCTACTCCCTTATAATTAAATATTAGGTTGTACTGTTGAACCACAGCTACAAGAACATCCACTTTGAAGTGGATTAAAGAGATTTCTTAAAGTTGTAGTAGTACCGGTAGTTACATTAGCTACAGCAATAGGATAGAATGTACTATTAGCATAGTTTACAATCTTACCATCATTGCAACATCTTCTTTCAGCTTCAATAGCTATACCATTTTGAGCAGCAGCATTTACACTACCAATCTGCATATCTAATACTTTAGCTCTCCAAGGTTCAACTGCATCAGCTACTGCTTGTTTAGTTTCAAGAGCTGTAATTCTATTTAATAAAGCATCATTACTATCCCTTTGACTCTTATATAAAGCAAATGTACTTTCATTTAACTTTTTATTAAGACCATCAAAACCATTTCTTTGATTTTGGTATAAACCAAAGTCACCATCTACTTGAGATTTATATAAACTGAACATTTGACTATCAATAGTTTGTCTATCATTAAATCTTTGTTCTTGTTCAGCTAATAAACCTTCATAGAAATTAGTAGTAGCTTTTAGATAGTTTTCACAACCCTGTTCCCAAGCTTGAAAAGCAGTAGGAGCATTAGTACCATTAGCAGTACCTAAACCAGAAGCTAAAATATTTACATTCTCAGGCATAGAAGTAGAACCACCAAATAAATTCCAACCACTATTACCTCTGCTTAAAGCATAGGCTCCTAATGCTGTACCAATTATACCCAATGTAAGACCAGCATTACCTGTTCCTTTAGAAGCATACTCTTTCTTTTGTGTATTACTTTCTTCTATAATTTCCATAATAATAAAGTTTAATTGTTTATATTTGTAAGCTTACATTTGCAAAGTTATAAATAATAAACTTTAATACCTAACAATACTATTATACACAAAAAATCCTGACTATCTATAAGATAATCAGGATTATATAATTAGTAATGTTTACTCTATTGTAATAGTAACATTATTTCCTTTTATTTTATTATAAAGCTTTTCAAAAGTAACAGTACTATTAATTACTTGCCCTTTAACTTTATTTTCTCCCACAAGTAGACAGCCTTGAGTGTCTGAAGCTCCATATTGAGAAGCTTTATTCCCCACATGTATTAAGATACCTTCAAATCCTGGTACATTTAATAGTCTTGGTAGTTTTCCATTACAGAATTTAGCCCAACTTCTATTTTTAAATTTTTCACTTACTACATCAAAAGTAATATTATAGGTACCTGTAGGAATAGCAGTATTACCTTTCTTTGTAGTTTTTATATAAGCAATAGAATCTGTTTGATTAGTATCAAAGAAAGGAGGTTCCATAGTATCACAAAAATACTCTCCATCAATATATAAACTCCCAATAGTATATTCACTACCTTTATATCTTCTTTTTACTTTTATATTCATTTCTTTTTAATTTAATATATTCATCTAAATCTTTTTTAAACCAAAATATTTCCTTAAATCCCGCTTCATGCTTACCTCTTGGTAATTTATTTTCCCTTACTAGATTATCAAAAGTAGCTCTACTAATATTAAGGTACTAACAAGATTTATACTTGCTTAATTTCTCATCTTTAGTAGTTAAGTATTTAAGTTCTTCAATTAGCTGTATTTCTTCCTTCTCAGTTAAATTGCTATTACCAGCATCAATATTATCAATAATATTGAGCAGAAGTTCTTTTATTAGTTGTAACATATAAATAAAGTATTATAAATAGGAATACACCAAAAACAATTAAATATAGTA